TGAACGATCAATGTCCAGTTTGTGGGTGCAATGTAAGTAGCTGTATATGTGACGATGGCTGTGATAGCTGTGGTGCGTAATGTCACACGAGGTATCAATAACAATAAAAATTGATGACGGGTTATGGGTAAATGTTCCTAGTAAAATTAAAGGTAAGCGTTACACAGAAAAACAAATTAGAAATAAATTAATTAACAATACGTTAAAAGCAACTAGTGTTCATAAATCTTTAACAGCAGCACTTAAAGCAGCAAAAAAAAGAAGTAATGCATCTACCAAATAATGGCTCTAGCCAAATCACAAAGAAGTCTTAAATCATGGGGGAAACAAAAATGGCGAACGAAGTCTGGGAAACCATCTTCAAAGACAGGAGAAAGGTATCTTCCCGAGAAGGCGATCAAAAGCCTGACATCTGCGGAATATGCGGCAACGACAAAAGCCAAGCGCCAAGGAACGAAAAAGGGGAAACAATTTGTCAAGCAGCCGAAGAAAGTTGCCCAGAAAGTAAAAGCATATAGGAAGGTAACATAATGGGAAAAGGCGTAAAACACTATTTAAAAAACGGCACTGAATGGAAAGGTGCTATACATAAAATGCCAGATGGATCAGTCCATACTGGAAAGACTCATAATAAAAATAGTAAAGTGGTAGTACACTTTAAAGATTTATCAGCTACAGCTAAGAAAAAAGCTAAGGCTTAATGGTAGCTAAGAAATACCAAAATCCTAAAGGAGGATTGAATGCAGCAGGTAGAGCGCATTTTAAAAGAACTGAAGGTTCTAATTTAAAAGCACCTGTTAAAGAAACTCCTAAAAAAGATTCTGCAGCATTTAGAAGAAAAGTCAGTTTCGCCTGTAGGTTTGCAGGAATGAAAGGACCAATGAAAGACGATAAAGGTCGCCCAACTAGAAAGGCTCTAGCACTTAGAGCATGGGGATTTAGAAACGAGGAATCAGCAAGAAACTTTTGCCAAAGAAACAAAAAAAGCTAAAGCCTACTGCTGAAATAATAACATATAAAGTTATTATGTTTATATACAGAATAATAGGAAAAATAAAATGCCACTTTACGAATATGAAAATTTAAAGACTGGAGAAAAATTTCAAAAGGTATTACCAATGGCTAGAAGAAAAGAGCCATGTACAGCACCTTATATAAAACTAGCTATTGTAGCACCAAGTGTTCTTACTATATCTGATAGTAAAGGTAATGAAGATAAGTTAAGAGAAGATTTGCATACTAAAGCACAAGTAGCTAAAAAAGAAAAACAAGTATTAGAAGCAGATACTAATTATAAAACAATAAAAAAAGAACTTAAAAAAACATATGGAACTAGTAAAAAAAGAACAAAAAAAGCTAACTGAGCAACAGGAACAATTTCTAGAAGCTTTATTTAATGAAGCCCAAGGAGATCCAAAGAAAGCAGGAGATATCGTAGGATATGCTCCAGGCTATTATTTAAAAGCTGTTAAGTCTCTTAAAGAACAAATTCTAGAAAGATCAGAGTATTCTTTAGCTATGCATTCTGCAAAAGCAGTTAAAGGTTTAGTAGATGCTTTAGATGAAGATGGCAAAACCCCTGGAGTAAATATTAGAATGGAAGCTGCTAAACAAATACTAGATCGTGTAGGAATTGTTAAAAGAGATAAATTAGATGTTACTGCACAAGTAGCACATGGTATATTTATACTACCACCTAAAGATGGAATTACAAAAACGGAAAGCTAGGACTATTCCTTTTGGATATAAGTTATCTGAAGACACAGATTATATTGAGCCTATTCAAGAAGAGTTGGATGCTTTAAATGAAGCTAAAGACTTTTTAAACAATTGCTCATATAGAGAGGTTGCAAGTTGGCTATCAAGAAAAACAGGAAGAAGTATATCACACACAGGATTAAGGAAAATAATAAACACTAGATGGCAGACATTGAACCTCCAAAACCTAAATCACACCTCGGAAGAAAACGAGGAGTAGTTCAGGAAAAAAAGTTTTTTAGTAAAGAAGTAAAAGCAAAACAAGCAGCTAAAAGAACTATTAAGGCACAGGACCTTAAAATAAGGAAAGCACATGATGCAATACAAAATGCAAAAAAGCGAAAAGAAAAGATCTTCAAAGCCAATAATGCTTTGCAAGGCTCTTCTGCTTCTGTCATGGTTGAGGATGAAGTACAGTCTTTATCTCCTAATGTTAAAGATTATGTTGAAGATAACATTATATTTAAGCCCAATGACGGACCCCAAACACAGTTTCTAGCAGCACCAGAAAGAGAAGTATTTTACGGTGGAGCACGAGGTGGTGGCAAATCTTATGCCATGCTTATTGATCCGTTAAGATACTGTCATAAAGAACATCATAGATGTCTACTACTTAGAAAATCTATGCCAGAATTAAGGGATATGATTAATAATTCTCAAAGATTATACTCTAAAGCTTATCCTGGTGCAAAATGGAGAGAACAAGAAAAAGAATGGAGATTCCCTTCAGGCGCTAGAATCGAGTTCGGATACGCAGAGAACTTAACTGATGTACTTCGTTACCAAGGTCAATCGTACACTTGGATTGGAATAGATGAACTTCCTCAGTATCCGACACCAGAAATATATAACTTCTTAAGATCCTCGCTCAGAAGTGTAGACCCCGAAATTCCGGTTTATATGCGTGCTACAGGCAATCCTGGCAACGTTGGGTCACAATGGGTCAAAGAAATGTTTGTTGATCCTGCAGAGCCTAATACAGCTTTTGAAGTGGGTATTGATACTATCGTAGGTAAGAAATCTATATCAAGAAGATTTATACCTGCTAAGCTACAAGATAATCCTTATCTTATGCAAACAGATGATTATCTTATTATGCTATCTTCTTTACCAGAAGTTCAGAAGAAACAGTTTTTAGAAGGAGATTGGGGAGCGTTTGAGAATTCATCGTTTCCAGATTTTAGTGTAGCTACACATGTTGCAACGCCTTTTGATATTCCTAATAACTGGTTAAGGTTTAGAACTTGTGACTGGGGGTACTCTAGTCCTGCATGTGTTCTTTGGATAGCTGTAGATTTTGATAATAATTTTTGGGTATATAGAGAATTATACACTAAACGAGTTACTGCTGATGTATTTGCTAGACAAGTTTTAGAAATGGAACATGGTGAATATATTAAATATGGAGTTCTTGACTCATCAACTTGGTCAAAAAGAGGAGATGTTGGTCCTAGTATTGCAGAGACTATGATTAGAGAAGGTTGTAAATGGAGACCATCAGATAGATCTCCAAAGAGTAGAGTAGCAGGAAAACTAGAACTACACAAAAGATTAGCAGTTGATCCTGGAACAGGACAACCAAGTTTAAAAATATTTCCTAATTGTGTTAATTTAATTAGAACTTTACCAATGCTTCCTATAGATAAAAGTAATCCAGAGGATGTAAATACTCACGCTGAAGATCATGCTTATGATGCACTAAGATATGGAGTAATGAGTCGAGCAGTTCATCCACATAGCTATGAGGCTAATAGGTTTGCAGAAGAAAAAACATTTACTCCTTCTGACAGGATCTTTGGGTATTGAGTTGTATATCTTTATTTTTAGCATTATCTATGCATGTAGGTTTAGATAATAATTATAACTATGTTCATCCTCATGCACGATGCACAATAGATACTAATATTATTGGTGTATATTATAATAGCGAATATAATCCTAGTATGTACATAGGTAAAAATACAGATTATAAAAATTTAAATATAGAATATGGATTAGCTACAGGATATTCAGGCGGTGATATAGTTCCTATGTTTCGTGTAAAACGAGATAAATTTTTTATAGCACCTGCTTATGAAATAACAGGAAATGTAGGAGTTGTTGTAGGAATAGAATGGAATATATTATAGTATTAGCATTATCTTTTTTTGAAGAGCCTGATTTAAAATTTTATAATTTTAGAAGTGTAAAATTTAAGAACTTAGAA